TTGGGAAACCAGGAATCATAGGCATCATTTTATAATCTTTAGGATTATTGATAGGATACTCAATTAATTCTATAGGTTTCAAAAGGCTCTCTAGTGACTCTTTTATTTCCCGTTTAGAACGAACTGTAAATAAATCATGACCTTTATTTTTATCTAAATACTCTCGAATTGCCTTTTCATTTGCTTTATCCCGCTCAGCACGCGTCCTATAATCTTTAGTATTAATGGGATTTGTTAGCTTAATCTCTCCTTGACCAATCTTTTTCATATATGGGCTCACGATGCGTAAAGGTTTATCTCGACCACCAATAAAATAACCTTGATTACGTGTTGCTTCAGTATTATAGTTTTTAATTTCTTTTAGTGCTTGTTCATCCTTATCATTATAAAGTGGATCAAACGTTTTGTATTCACTACCAAAATCAGATTTTTCTGATATTTTTAATCGCTGAGAAGCGTGCTCCTTCTCCTTCCGTTCTAATGTAATTTCATCTTCAATCGAAAGCTTTTTTGGATTTATAGATTTATCCTTTATAACAGCTTTAAAAGCACCAGGAATAATCTCAACAAAATCTAATTTCACAGGGGCTTTAGTTTGTACAGACTGTTTTGACTTTGTATTATTTTTCAGTTCAGCACTAGTATTTTGGTTTATCCCATCCACTGTTGCAGCTAAACTAAACTGACTAGATATTGCTAGTGAAAGCAGCATTAGTACAAAATATTTCTTATTCATTTCTCTCTCCTATATACACCTACAACTTTATATGTTATAGCAAAAAGGACCTACAGTAAACTGTAGGTCCTTATATTTTGGTGCGGATTGAGGGTTTATACTCAACGCTCCGCACCATTACAGCATTGTTTAAGTTCTACATTTTAAAAAGGGGCAAATAAGGGGCAACCGTTATTTTTCTTTTATTGAATGCAAGTATTAACCACTTTTTCTAAATCCCCTATACTATCAAATATATTGCATCCTATTTCACGGATTAGTTTTATTTGATATTTGTGTTCTTCTCTTGTACGTTTAAACTCTGTTAAATGTTTAACCATACCTCTCATAAGATATATATTTGTTTCCATTTCTTCTATGTACTCTTTAACACTATCATAATCAATGCCCATTTTTTCTTCAATTACCACTACAGACTTAACTGGTGCTACAGGTTGCCTATTAAAGTATTTAGCAATTGTTAAATTAATAGGATCTACATTATTGTACATAATACATGTTAGTTTGTATGCCGTAGATTCTGTGAATACAATTAATTTAGAAATAGCACTATGCATAGGAATATTGTTTTCATTCTTATAGGCAGTTACTTCTTCCTTTTCTAATAGTTGATATGGCAAGCCTTTATCTTTTAAGTGCCATAGAATACTTGTTCTATTTCTCTTTACTATTTCTGCAAAATCACCAATGGTTATGACAGGTACACCTTTATATGTCTTACAATGTAGTTCGTTTGTATTTACAGGCTCTTCTAAATAGCCTTGTTTTAATGTTTCTTCCATTTCGTTGAAAGCTTCAATATATTTTAGCTTCCATTGTAATGCTTTCTTGCCTGTAAAGCCCATAGCAAGTAGTGAAAAACCATCACGGTTCATAAGGTATTCTTTATAATCTTTCCCACGATTTTGATATGTAGTTTCTTGGTAAAATTTGGTGGCGGAATTTTCCGCCGCCAAAATATTATGGATATTTTCTAAAACATCTTTGTGTTGTTTGCCAAAATGGTCTGCTATATCTTTACTAGATACTACGATTTGATTATTTTGAATAACTACTAATTGTTTCATGATTTTAGCTCCTTAGTCTTTAAAGGAACAATGCACTCATGATATAATATTTCATAGAGAACATTGTTCTCCGGTCAAATAGGGTAGTGAAACTTTCCACAGGTGCACTACTCTATTTTTTTATTTTATTATACATAGACCGTATGGACAATCTAACCGCATCAGAACGAGTTGTGTCATTAGCTTTTGCACATTCATCTAACATCATTAAAGTGTCTTTATCAACTCTTATGCGTAGCATTGTGTCTTTCGGATTATCCGTAGGTCTACCCATTTTTGCAGCACTCATTTCATCACCTCACTTTTGTTGCTACATTTATAATATAATTTATGTAGCTACATAAGTCAAATAAACTTTTCTTAAACTAAAATTTAGTGGCCGAATTTTCGGCTGATAAAATTTAGTGGCGGAATTTTCCGCTACTAAAATTTAGTGGCATAATTTTGTTCCACCAAACTTTTCTAAAACTAAAAGAGGACTTCCACATCTCTAAATGCAGAAGTCCCCATATCAAGTTAATGAATACATATAGTCAGCATATATACATTACTAACTTAATACCTCTAACATTAATTAGAGGATTTCTTCTTTTTCACGGGCACCCAAAAGCGCCAGCATGTGTATCCGTATTCGGATGCAATCATTCGCTTGCCCCAACGGTTAGTATACTCTTTACAGAATACCCACATAAAGGCCTCCCTTCTGGGACTATTGCAAAACCTTCATGTAAATGCTAAAATGAATTAACTTAATTAATTAGTCTGACCATTTACGTTCAGATTCAAAGTATATAAGCGGCAACTTATACTCTTTGGCTACAGCCCCTATTTTCAACCACTAGGTGGCTGTTTTTTTATTGTGTACATAAATTATTCCTCCTTATCTTTTTCTATTTCGTTGCACAGCTGCCGCTTTTTCAGTTACACCATATTTTAATGATATATCTTCCAATGTCATGCCTTGTATGCACTCATATGGTGCTAACAATTCTCCAGCAAAAGCATTAGCTTGCCATTCAGGATCCTTGTATGCAGGTATTGCTGTTTCATCTCTAGCAAATTTTATTTTATCAATTGAATGTAAGAGCAAATGACCTAGTTCATGAGCTATAGTTAAGCGGTCACGCCCATAACCTACACAAGCCCGCTCATATACATCTTCACGAATGCGAACTTTATTTTCTTGAGGTATCGTTTCACCATGCTTTGTACCCATCTCATCAATAGTAGCTATTTCAAATTCTACCCCAACTCTTGTTAGAGTATGTTCAAAAATTTTTACTATGTCAACATAATCATCAAAAGGTATATTCAACAAAGTCTTCAACCGTTTGCAAAATTTTCTAATTTGATATATCGAAAGTGGGTCAACAGCTAAACCTGCCATATATCTAATCACCTGCTTTGTTTAAAATAACTTGAATATCTTTTAGTTGTTCATCCGTCAGATTCTCAAACTGTCTAGCCAATGCTAATACCGTTGCCTTTTGTGAGCTAGATGCCTCTTCTAAATTAATGTCTATATTTGTTCTAACATGCGCTTCCGCATTATATAATTCATCCATCTGATTTTTATCTAATTCGTAAATATCAACAATGCTACGCGTCATATTGTTAGGTATTTGGCGCTTACCGTTTTCAATAGATGACAAGTATGCTGATGTCATTTTTAATTTTTCAGCCATATTCTTTAAGAGCTCATCTCTATCTATCCTTATCCGTCTAAGCACCTTTCCATATGTGGTTGCCATTTCATTGTTCCTCCTATCAACCCCAAACAATTAACTTTGTCTTATTATAATTAACTGTTTTGTTAATTATAATCTTTATTCGTTAATTTGTCAATATTTTATTAAACATAGTTCTCATTTTTTAACTTTCATAAAACTTAAAGCCACTGCATCATCTGCAGTGGCTTATTAAACTCTCATATAAAAGGGGCAAATAAGGGGCAAACGTTATTTTTATGCCCCCTATATAAAAAGCCCCACATCAGATCATGTCTGTCCTAAAAAGGATGTGGGGGGATTGTCTTTAATACCATTATACTATAAATATTCTTTAAAGCCACTCCCCAATTATGTATTATCCATTTATTATAATATTTGTTTTGTTATGAATTAGCGCCCTCTTCACCATATAGCCTTTCCATTCCTTGCCTTGTTACAAGCCACATTTTCCCAGACTTTCTAAACTCACCTTCTTTAAATCCATTCTTTACACGGCCTCTACAATTCTGTTTCAATGCATCAGCCGTAACATTCCATCGTTCTGCCGCTTCTTGTGTAGTCATTATATCATCTAGTTCAAATTTCAATTTCATCACCTTTTAACTAAACGTTTAACAGCTAGTATCAAAACAATAATAGTTACTATATTAATTAACCATTCTATATATTGCATAATTCACCTCGTTGATTTACAATGATGTTGAAAAGGTGGCGGGGCTTTCACCCGCCTGCTTTTTACTACTCCTTGCTAACAAGTTTTAGTATTGCTAGTGCCAGTACCAGTGGCGTTAACGCATTTGCTAAACTTGTTAGCTTTTCTATTATGTCCACTATCATCACCTCCTTACAATTATATTATACCCTATATCGTGTATAAAAGCAAGTATTTATTTTGGTTTTTACAAACAAAAATAGAGCCTACTAACCTAGATATTTTCTAGGTTAGTAGGCTCTTTGTTTATAGTTGCATGTATCCACCATTACACGCTATGGAGATAAACTGGATCACCTCTCATTCATTAATGAATTACTGCTCCAATTGTCGCACCCGCTCCTAATATCTGTGATAGGTTTCGTTGCATCTTGAGTCGCTTGATTGTTCTCTTGTCGTTCTCTACTTTGTTCTTCAATTCGTCTAAAGAGTTCTGCATTTCTGACAAGGTAACTTCTTGCTTCACTAAGTCCACTTTGGCTTTGTCCAATTCGGTCGTTAATTTGTCGATTGTATTCTTGGCTTCGTTCAACTCTTCCCTTTGCTTCATGGCCAAGCGTTGAGCTTCTGTCAATGGAAGACTGGATACTTCGATTAAGCTCAAGGCTTTTTCGTTGTTGCTCTTGAGCTCGTTCCACTGCGTTAATGGTACGCTGATAGTCTGCTCCACTTGGCTGATAGAAGATATATCCGATGCAAAGGCAGATGAGGACCCCAATACCACCGATAATAATATAGCGGTAAGTAGGGTTATCAAATAATACTTTGATTTTGTCATACATTATACCCCTCCTGCGTAGTCAGTAATTCCCCTAGCGATAGCACGTACGATAGTGTCTAAATCATTAGTCAACATAGCATGGTCTTCTTCGTTATCGATGAAGGCCATTTCAACTAATACAGCAGTTGCATCCGTACCATTTAGCACCCAAAGGTCATCACGTTTTTTAACACCACGATCAACTGTATTAATGCTGCGGATGATTTGACTTTGAATATCGTTCGCTAAGCGTTGGCCATTAAAGGACTTATACAAAGTTTCTGTACCTCTAGCTTGCGTGTTAAACGCATTACAATGAATGGACACAAAGATATCTGCGCCCCAAGCATCAGATTCAGAACATACGAGACCTAAATCATCATCTTGTAGAGTACGAACTTCACACCCTGCTGTTTCGAGATACCGTGCTAACATCTTACCCGCATCACGTGCCACGTCACATTCACGTGTGCCGTAGACTGGATTAACTGCGCCACTATCTAAATTAATATCGTGGCCTGGATTAATAAATATCTTCATCGTTTATCCTCCTTTTCTAATTGGTCTGGAATGCCGTTATTGTTTCTATCAATCCAAAGCCCTAAGAACCCTACAATGGCTGTTAAGACACTTGGAATAAAGATATGGTCAATAATATTGATGCCGACATTGATCAGCTTATTGGCATTGTCAGATACATACCCGCTAATAAACGACATAATATATTGAGTAACCACTAATAAAATAGGCACTAACATAATAAATACTAGTGCCCGTGTAGCGAATACACCTGTAGGGTGGATGTTAGCCACCCTTACAGATTGATATGATTTTTTAACGGTATTGATGAGATTTGGCGGTATGTTCATGTAGCTCCTCCTTAATATCATCAACTCGAGATTCAATGCTATCCACACGTGATGTTAATTTCACATGCTCGGTATATGCCTTTGTGCGTTGCTCACGAGATAACTTAATTTCTTCCTTTAGGTCTTTTAACGTTTCAATTAAGCTACCCATTTTCTCTTGAATCATTAAATTATCTTGCAATCTTTGCAAATCTAACTTTTCAAGCAACGGAATAACCAACACTTTATATCCAAGTCCGGCAACTACCGCAACTATAGATAATGTGGTTAATATGTCATTCAACTCAAATTGCCAAGTCCACATATACGCTCCTTTCTTATTGTACTTCTACTGTCTTAGTAAACATCAGCTTCATGCGTGCATTATAGAATTTAATTGTTGTATTTTCTGTTGTAGAAGGTAATGGAACGGATATATTTGCCATACTCATATATTGAATTTCACCGTCATTAATACGGATTGGCAAGGTTACTCCATATGTAATATTTATTTTGCCCTCATTCACTGTGATATACGGTTCTGCAAGACTTGCATCATCAGCTAAGTAAACAGTATTACTATTTTTTTGTGCTTCAAAGTATTCAAGAAGAATGCCTTCAAGACTGTCACTCTTCACAAATACATTATTGTCTAATAATAAATCTTTAAGTTTAGCGACGGTTTCAAGATTGACATTATCACCTTGCGGACCTTTACGGCCACGCTCACCAGTCTCCCCTTTTTCTCCTCGTTCACCTTTCAAGGCAGCTAACTGCTCTTCGGTAAAATCAGTGTACTTAAACGGCTCGCCCTTAGGGCCTTGTTCTCCGTTTTCCCCAGTATCACCTTTAGGGCCTTTGAGGGCATTAAGCTGTTCCGGCGTAAAATCAGAATATTTAAAAGGTTCACCTTTATGGCCTGGAATACCTTGTTCACCTTTATCGCCTTTTTCTCCCTTTAATTCTAGTTTTTGTGCCTCGGTTAAATCCTCAAAACGTAATGGTTCACCTTTCGGACCTTGTACTCCATCTTCACCTTTAGGACCAGGGTCGCCTTTAGGGCCTTGCAATTTAATAATTTGAGTATTGTCTTTAACACTAACTTTATCTTCTGCACCCATATAAATATTAATAGTATTTTCACTCATTTTATTTACCTCTGTTGCTAACACCTTCAAGAATAGTTAATTGCCCTTTAACGAGGCATTTAATAGGGCGGCTACCTGCCCAAATAAATAAGTCCCAAGCATACCTACCAGCATGTAGTTCGTTTGTATCCAAAGAAAGGATAATTCTACAGCTTTCATCGGCCGTTAAATTATCCTTTGATACTTCAATATTGAATTTAGCTCTATACTGTTCGTCTTGGGCAAACTTTCTTACACATGAAAACAAATCCTCAGCCTCTACTGTGCCGTTATATCCAATAGTCAGCGTAATGTATTCGCCCTTAATAGCAGATAAATTATGCTTGACTGGTGTCATTATCTTCACCCGCTTCTAGTTCCATTAATTCATTATGGATACAGTCCGCTGTAGGGCAAGTTCCATTTTCATTTAATGTCGCATAACAAAATTTGCAAAACTTCATTACAGGAACATCACTTTTAATTTCGATCGCTTCCATTATTTCACCGCCTTAATCTTTAACACCATTTCTTGATTGAGTTTTTTAAACTGTTCTTGCAAGTCGGTAATATCACCGTTAATTAATCGACGTCTCAATAACATTTGTTCTAGTGTTTCAAAACGTCCTTTGTAATAATTTTTAATTTCAGCGATTTTTTCGGCCTTAGTAGGTTCCTTTGGCTGTGGTTCTACAAACTTGCCGTCTACATAGAATTTACCTTTCATGAATTCGTCAAGCATGTTATCGCCGTCTTCGGAGTAAATATAATTAGCAGCATCCGGCCATTCCTGTTTAGCAGTTGCTAGTAATTCATCTTTGCTAATCATATTATCAACAAAAGATGTAATGCGTTCACCTTGTTCATTTAATACAAATACATATTGATTCATTTCTTTATACCCCCATAGCAATTACGCGATACTTGCCAATATATCTACTGTCAGTATTGTCAATTGTCATATAGTTTGGTGCATTCGACCACGTAGCAATTCCACTAAGATTAACAACCGATTGGTCGCCATTAGCTATTGCGATATAGTTTGTTGTCTTAAATGAAATCGGAAAATTAAATGTCGCTCCACCGGCACCAGGGTCTGACTGTGTAATTCCCCATTGAACAATGAAGCCGTTTACAAATTTCACATATCCATTAACACTATCCAGTTTCGATGCTACGATAGCACCTTGACCTAACAATCCTTTAAGTGTGCCTAAGTTAAGCACTTTATTAATATCGCTATCGTTGTAGTTAGAAGTAATAAAGTTAATAACTTCTTGTGAGTTATCGCCTTTTGTTACTTGCAAGCCTTGATTGTGTTTAACAATAGATTTGGCATACTGGTTAGAACTAATATCTAGCTTTTTATTAAATGCATCTTGATGAGCATTTGTAGCGGAATTATGAGCTTTAATAGATTCATCTAGTTGTTCTCTTGTAACAGCCGTAGATAAATCTATAAGACCTTTTACATTAGGATTGTCTCCTACCCCTAAAGCAATTAATAGGCGTTGCATTGGAATTGCATTTGTTTTATCTGGAATATAAGAGGTTAATCCACTAGCGTTAGAATATCCAATGAGTTTTTCTTGCCCACTGTCACCATTCTTTCCATAAACACCAACTTCTCTCCAATAAAATCCTGTTTCAACTTTTTTATTATCAAAGTTAAATTGTAACTGCATTTGCCCATTTGTTACTTCTTTGACATTACTTAATCCGATTTCTAATTTAGGGTTAACAAGAGATGTTAAGCTATCAATGCTTTTTGTTAATTGTCCATCTCCTATTACTGCCTTTGTAATGATCAATCTATCATCAGCTCTCCCTGTTGCTGATTTTAAAATCATTTTATTTCCTTGTAGGGTTAAACTAAGTCCCGGAAACTGTGCCATATTATCCTCCTATTTCAATTACTTCTTCATATCCAATTACACTTCCATAATAGAGATTGTGCTCGATTTCAATATCACTTAACAGTTTACTCATACTAATTTGTGTTTCTTCTTCTGCCACAACTAGCCCTGAAACAATCAATTTTTGTTCAAGTAATTGTTCTTCCCAAACTTCATAACCAATATGTGCTGGCTTAAACTCTTCAATAGAATGCTGTAAACCATTGATATCTTCACACATGTCTTTTGTAAACTTTAATTCCATAGTATAGCTTTCATTCTTTGGAATTATTACTGCAGACTCATCTGATACAAAGTTATTGGCCAAGGCTTCTAGAAACTCTTTTGTACTACTATCAGTATTATTTAACTTTGCAATTACACGGCTCCGTCTATTATGTAAGCTATCATTTCTAACGCTTATTCCAACAAACTCTTCCCATTTCGATAATGCATAAGTTGCTGATTGAATGTTATCTTGTTTTAATAGTTCAATTAACAATAATCTAATGCGTTCATGCTCTCTACTATCTGCATCACTTATTGCTTTAAACTCTAAATTTTTTGCAATAAAAAGAGGCAGATACGTAAGTATATCTACCTCTTTCCATCTAATAAAATCACTCATGCACGATCACCTCTTTAATTGTTGGTAATTGTTCATTTGTAATAACAATATTAGTAATCCCTTTATTAACTTTTAAATCACGATAGTCTAATACCCCTGTTTCTTTATTAGCTAAAATAGCTTTACCAATATTAGCATAAGATACATATGTGCCATTAAAAATTTGCTTTTTAAACTCCTCATTTAATACCTTTTTAACAGCCTCTATATCTGCTTTCCCCTTTGTCACTGTTAGTTCGATATTAATATCAAATATTGTTGGTGTTACTACAGTTACAGTTGCCCCAATTGGTGCGTTTTCAGCAATTACAGCCTTAACTTTTTCAATTAATTCTGTACTAGCACTTTCACGTTCATTATTGATAATAATAACCTTAACTGTTCCCGGACCATTCCATAATGGAATTACTTTAACTAAAAAAACACCATTAACTAATCGAGCCCACTGTTCATAATGATATACATTGCCACTGGTTGCAGGTCTTCTAACTTTTAATAGGAGCCTATCTAAAAGTTCTGAATCAGTCTCTTCATCATATCCATCATAAGCAGCTGCTTCATTGGTAACTGTACTAACACCATATATCCCCCCAACTATTTCTGTGATTGTATTTGCCCCTACATTCAAAGATTTTCCAGGTTGTTCAGATAATGCCAATACTTTAGCACTCCCAGTATCGCCTAGATTGACCTCCTTAGAAGTCCTAAATGTTTCATCATTGTCTGTGCTAAACAAACTCCCTTTAGGGATTATCGTATTAGCTGTGCCAGTTATAGTTAATATTACATTAGCTTGTGTTGCAGCTTTTCTAAATACACCATGAGCTTCTGCATGACGTGTTAAATATTCTCCCCATGCAGTTTGAGGAAAGGCCGCATCAAGTATCAACTGCATTTCTGCATAAGACTTTTCAAACTCAACTGCATTTGAACTCAAAGTATCAAATACAAATGTTCCTTCATGTGTACTTAGGCCTTCTTTATCTATTTTTTTGAAATCTGCTAGTAGCCGTCCTAGCACATCTTGCTTACTTTGTGGTTCTAGCATTATACTTCAACTCCTATCGTATTTGGTCCATAAATTGTTTGTAACTCTATTTGCAGTGTAATTATTTTATGTTCTTGAATTACATTTACTGCATCTACATTTATAATGTATGGATTAACTAATAACGCATCCTTTACATATTCAAACAGATCATATTGACTAGGTGTATCATTAGGCTTTTTCCCAATGAATTGTTCAAACTCAATGCCATAATCATCATAATATGCTCTATAACGGTATCGCTCTACTCTTAATGTTTTCCACACCCATACTTTTATTGCATCATTCCCTGTTACATATTTATGATTACCATTTCTATCATATTGATAGGTATCTCGTTGAAAGTCCCAAGCTAACTCTTTGCATAGTGGCAGGTTTTTATTTACGTCAATGCTACTTGGTGTATTCCCTTTCATAAATGGATTACTCATTGCCGTCTAACCTCCTACATTTTCCATATACAAAGTACTGCTCTGCTGTACTTTCATCATCACCTACTATCGGAATTAACATTACTTTATCGCCTATATGCCATGTATCAGTCATGATTCTAGTTTTTGTATAATCATTATGAATAGCGTGTGTATGACTAGCAAATTCTGCATAGCCACCGCCACCGCTGCGTGGTTGTGTTTCGCTTACAATATGCCCCTTAGATTCTCTATAATGACCTTGTAACCAATATTCATCAACCCACAAAAAGTTGCTATTTAATTCCATTCCATTGAACGATACAACTAGATTCGGAGGTGGTGATACTATCGTACCAATTCCCGGCATTGCTTGCTTGCCTGCGTTTCCGCCCACGTTACTCATGATACCTAATATTCCTGTATAAGGATCATTGTTTTTCTTCGGCACTTTCACCCTCTCCTTCCTCTGGTTCTCTGATGTACTCTAGATTCAATTCCATTGTATGTGTATTATTTTCAAATATATGAGTGTCAGACTTAATGAAGAATACTCCTTTTAGTTGCTCTTCTTCAATTACTACAGAATAGCCTGCAATACATTGTATATTCCCTAGTGCAGAAATACTTGAGTCCATTTTAATTCCTTTAATTTTCGCCTTAGCTTTAGCTGCATTATCAACAGGAAACTTTGGCTTTTTAGGTGTACTTGTTGTACTAGACTTTTTCTTTTTAGTCGCTTTCTTTTCCTTTGGTTCTGGCTGATTTTTGTAAATATCTTGAAATATACCATACTTTTTAATTAATTCATCTTCATTATCTATCCGAATCACATTACCTACAGCATCAACAGTTTTTATTCTGTTTACCATTTCCTCAATTGATTCAGAATGTGATGAGCTTATCACATCGTATGTATCCCTAGCTATATACTCCTCAATGACTGTTCCTTTTTCTACTAAATTGATTCCGTCCGCTAGTAATATAGCTGTGTAATCTTTTTGAATATCTGCCTTTGTTTTTTCAAACAACATTTGAAAAACTTCTGTACATGTTTTTTTATCTGCTACAAAATTTACTACTGTAGGTATTTCTGGCAAATTTCCAACAGGTACTTCAACTTCTGCGCATACACGCTTGAAAGCATCAACAACATTTGTGGCATTAAAAACTAAACTTACTTTCGACTTTGCAAGGTATATCATTCCATCGTAGCAAGTAATATCATAGGTGTTATCATTAGTATTCCTTTTTCTAAAGAATACACGCCCAGTAAATATCTTTGCATTATCTACTGTCACTTCAATACGATCACCTAAATCAATTAAATAATTTGGAAATGATATATCTTTAGGATTATAGGCATATGAAAACTCTAATTTTCTAGCAGCTTCTTCTCTATCACCGCTCCATGTGAACTTAGAAATAAGATGTGTAATATCTACTCTTTCATCCTTTTCATTAATATGTTCTATTAGTGTAATCATAGTGGCCACTCCTTACCATTCATTTTTAATGACCGCTTAGATACTTTTAAAACTGCACCAATTGGACTTTTACCAGCTTTAACCATCATCTTATACATGTTTAATGCCTTTTTGCCTTGTTCAGCTATTGGCATTATTTTTGATACTGCCTTATTAGCTGTATCCATAAAATGTTCTTGTGGATATGCTGTTATTGCTTGCTCTTCTGGAGCTTCTGCGATTCTACTATGTAAGCCTGTAGTATCATTTTTTATCTCTGATGTTGGTTTTATGTATCTATATTCCTTGAGTGTCATCTCATAATACACATCACTTGTACCATCATGCTCATCATGATTAAATGACTCAATTGTACAGTACATAGAAATCGATGTATTTGAAATTGAAATCTTACATGGCTTACCACTTGTAGCAAATCCATCAATTTTTCTTACTAGATTATAAGGATTCGTTTCATTTGTTTCTGACCATTCATATTTTTGTGCAGGGAAAAAGCCTTCAAATGATAATGTCTGAAGGCCTCTTTTCCCTAACATATTAATTTCACCAATAGCATTAATATTTAAAGTACTATTGTTATATGTTCGCCCCACCTTAAATGAAGCTGGTGTTACTGGCAGTATAATATTTTGCCCTGCACAGGATAATGTAAATTTACATCCCTGTGGTATGCCTTTACCTCCAAAGAAGCTCATAATTGCATCAAAAAATGACATTATACTGCTCCCTCCATTCTATTAATAGAACGTTTTTGTAATTGGTAATGAATTTGTTCTGCAATTTCGAATGTTAATTCTTCTACAGATTTTCCATCATTACGAACATTAAGATTAGCTATATTTACATTAATGCTATTACCAGATGAACTACGTTTCCCTTGATTATATGCAGAATTTAATGATTGTGCATGAGGTATTACTTGTGCGCCACTTGGTAGATTTACTATTTCAGCCCCACGATCATGAATCATGGCAGGTCCACCTTTCCAGTTATCAGTACCAGAATATAGTAAAGGGATATTTAATGGTCCAAAGTGTGAACCACCAACACCCGGTACCCAGTCTGGAATGTCTACTGAAATGCCATTGACCGCCGAAATCAAACTATTAATTGATGCTTTAATACCTGCAATAACTCCATCAAATATACTTTGAATTGGCATTACAATCCCCTCAAAGATTTGAACGATACCATTCCATGCCATACTCCAATTCCCTGTAAATACGCCTACAAGAAAGTCTGTAATACCACTTAATACAGTTGTAATTCCATTTACAACACCTTCAACTACAGTTAATGCAAATGTAAGTATCCCTGTAATTCCTGCAATAGCTACATTAAACCCTACTACTAATGCCCCTAATGCTACTGCAAGCGGTCCACCAATCAATACTTTAGCTACCTTACTTACAACAGTAAAAATAATATTGAGAAAAGGTGACATTAGTTGATAAATCCTACCAAATGATGTAGCCACTTGACTAATTAGTTTTCCAAAAGCATCAGCTACTTTCGATACTATTGGCTGTAAAGCTGTAACAATTCGGCTAACTGCACCTTTTATGATGCCCACAAAGCCTATAAAGGATTGTCCTATACCTTCTAATACTGGTTTTACCTTATCAAAGTTTTTATAAATTGCTAGACCTAATAAAGCAATTACGCCTATCGCAATCCCTACAGGACCAGTAAACACCAATGGTATTAATCTACCTATAATTGGTAATACCCTCATAGCTACGCTACCAATACTACTAAATGCTCTTGCAATCCCTTTTACTGATACTTCTAACAGCTTATTATTAATGCTTTGACCTCTTAATACTTTCCCAATATTTGCATATGTCCGCATCAAGGAACCAATACCACTTGTAATAGGCCCTAGTATTTTTGTAAAAGCAGTAAAACTTACAATGCTTATCCCAATATCAATTGCTGTATTTTTAATTGCTGGACTTAAATCAGTAAAGTATTTTGCTAAATTACCGATTGTGTCAGCCACCTTTTGTACCCTAGGCTGCAATACATCTGCAAAGCTAATGGCTAATGCCTCAACTTTACTTTCTAAATCCTTGAATGACCCTAGCAGTGTTTTCTTCATAATATCTGCTTGTGCTTTAGATGAGCCTGTTGCAGAATCCATTGAACTACGCATATCATCGTATGCTTCTTTTGTAGTATTCAATACGGCAAGTAATGCAGATGTGGATTCTGTGCCCGCAATGTCACCTGCTAATTTAAATTTTTCAGCTTCAGTTAGTCCTTGCATTTTAGTTCGTAATTGATCATACACTTTACCAAGACCAATAAATTTGCCCTGTGAATCTGTAGTAACAATTCCTAACTTTTGTAATGCATCTGCCGCTTCTTTTGGAGGGTCTATTAATCTACTTAACATCATCCGTAATGCACGACCACTCGTTGATGCCTCAATATTGTTATTACTCATGATAGCTAATGATGTTGATAATTCTTCTACAGATATTCCTAATGCAGCCGCTGGAGCACCTGCATATTGGATTGCATTGCCAAACCCAACCATATCTAAACGTGATTTGTTTGCAGCCATTTGAATTACATCGGCCATTCGTGTTGCATTCTCGGCCACATTACCTTCTTGTAATCCCCATGTATTTAATGCACCCGATACAATCCCTGCTGTTGTTTCTAAATTTTCACCAGATGCAACAGATGCTTCTACAATTGATGGTAATGAGCTCATAATTTGACTAGCATTCATACCACTTGCAGCTAAACCATCCATAGCCTCCGCCGCTTGTGTTGCACTTATCGGGAAGTCTGCCCCTAACTGTTTTGCAACATCTCTTAATTTAATCATTTCATCATGCGTTGCACCTGCTTTTGCACCTGCAGAAGTTACTGCAGAGTCAAATCCAACAAAGGCTTTAACAGAGGCGGCACCCATGCCAACGATAGCAGCAGATACAGGCATCAAGGCGTTACCAATTCCACTAATACCTCTACCTATATTTTGTAGATTTCTACCTTGCCTATCTGCCATATTAGCAGTTGTAGCCATTTGTGAATTAATTCCAGATAATACGGATGTTACACCATCATGTAACCGCATCACCAAATCAATTACTTCACTCATTCTTTATTCGCCTCCTCTCTGTCCTTAATTTCTTGCAACATAAAAGCACGGAGAACTATACGTTCCCCATGCCCCATTTTGTGAAATTCCGATGGCATTACATCATGATTGACATACATGTAATAGGCAAGATTTACATCACCATCGGAATATATTAGTTTTTTACTTCATTGACTACTTTTTTTATGTCTTTATCTCCATAACCAGATAGAGATAATACTTCACGTGCAATCAATTCCAATTCACCGGCTTTAAATAGTTTTGTGAATAAAGCTTGTTTGGATGGTACTTGGAATTTTTGTAATAATTCTTTCGCCCCAAAATCTGGAGATACAATTCCATCAGTTACTACTAGCTGTAAAAATGCACTTTCATCAGCAACACCATCTTGAGTAGCCAACATACGAAGGTCAGCAATACGTTTATAACTAATTTCTTTTACTGTTACTGTAAAAGGTTCATCAAAAACTTTTGATAATCGTGTAATTTCTAAATCCTGTTTAGCTGCCGCTTTTAATGTACCAAGGTCTTTTTCCATCAATTTATCAATGATATTGCTCATCTATTAGTCCTCCACTTTATCAATCACGTCAAACTCTGTAAATGTAAAGTCTACAGATTCTTCTACAAGTGCGCCTACTTTCCAGTTTGCAAGGTCTAAAGAATCGAATGTAACATCATACAACGTTACAGTTTCTACACCTTTTGCATCAGGATCATCTAATTGAATTACCAATTGGCACACAGTAGCTTTACCTTTTTTTAGGTTTTCAGCCATTTTACTAATCATCAAAGAAGATACTTTGTTCATAGTTAAACTGCCTGTACCTTCATAACCAACATATTTATATTGTTTACTCATTGTTTTGGCTTTTTTAACTTCTTCTTTGCTTAATTTAATTGTAGCTTTAACTGCGGTAGCTTGTGACACCAAAGAACCATCTAACCATACTTGCCCATGAGAGCCTGTCATTACCTGTTGCGCTGCAAAATTCTCCATGTGTTCCTCCTATTAAATATTAATTGGTAATTGGATATCTTCCATTGCATCAAGCGGTCTTACTTTTGCTTTTAAGAATACAATTTTCTTAGTATCCAATTTTTTAACTTCATCATCACTCATTTTTGCTAATTCTTCTTTTGTGAATAAGCCATGGGATAATTGGTATGTTCGAACTGCTTCACAATCAATTTCACATGTAGAGTAATCTTTTTGTAACAATCGTTCATTTTCCAATTGTTTGAAATAACCTAGAATTGCACTAATTAGCAAACATTTGTTCTCGTAATCATTTGTATATTTACCAATGTAAGAATCTTGTGCGGTTTTTCTGATATCGTCATAAATCATATCCATAATGTCTACAATTTTAATTGTTTGATATCCTTCTAGTTTTCCTTGACTTGTTGTTACCAAAGAGTTCATGGCACGACTCATTTTAAACTTTTCGCCATCATACCAAATAAAGAATTTACCTTCATTTACCATTGTATCCATCTCATCTTGAGTATGACGGTCACAATCAATGACTTCTGTTAATGGTGCATATGTAGCACTTTGTGTCATATTTGTGCCTGCAACAAGACCTGCAATGCGTGCGGTATATTCTGCTGCTTTATACTCACGATCTGCTGTAACAACCTTAGTGTTACCAAAATTAATTACACCTTCGTAATCTGCATTAGAACCCGGCAATACCACCTTAATTTTTTTGAATTTATTCTCACGTGCTGTTTTCACCCACGTTGCAACATACTCTAATTGAGCAGTTTCAATTGTCGGAATTGCTAAATAATCAAAACGTTCTGTAAGCATTGCTTTTAATGGTTCTTGGAATCTATCTGCACCAGCTTTATCTCCACCTTGTTGCATCATATATACAACAACTTTCAAAGGTGGTTTGTTGTAGCCTTTTAAGGCTTTTAAGATGTAATCCTTATTTTTATCAGATAGTTCTTCTGGAATATCATCTACTGTATATACCAAGAATGGATTTGGTAATACTTCGTGTCCATTAGTTTTTGTTGCTAGTTTATCAATTACTTGCTTTGTATCTTCTAAAATCAATGCAACAATCCCACGTTGGGAACGTTGAATGGCTTCAATACCAGCTTCAATAAATTTAACTACAACTGTAGGCATTCCTAATTTAGCCATTATTTATCCTCCACTTCTACTGTTAATGAGACATCACCCATCATGATGCCTTCTTCTTTCATTTTTTCAATTCTTCCTGTTGTATCCATAAATGTAATATCCATTGTGATTTGTAAGATATCATCTTCCTCTCCTACTCTATCTTGCTGAATATCATCCACATGTAAATAACGATCACCAACAGGAAATCCCATTTGAAACAGTATTAAAAATTTATCAAACACTGTTAAATAGTGTTCTTCATCCTTATCTTCATTGCTAGGGAAATATGTAGCAATGATAGTTACATTTCTTTTAATAAAGTTCTTTGTTTGCATCTCTGAACTCATTAAAAGCTTTGCAAAAAAGCACGGCATAGTGAACTCTTCTAAAACCTCGTCACTATAAACCGTGCATTTATATTCGTCATGTAGTTTCTTTGCCACAGCTTTCCATATTGCCACTTGTGATAATCGGTTAGCCATTCTTTATCTTCTTCCTCAGCTTTTTAAACATGTGTCCACCAACAGCTTCTCTTATATCATTACGATTCTTTTCAACTGTTCGTTTAAAGAAAAATGTCCCCTGTTTAAATCCTTTAATTTTCCCATGCATAGTTTTCATCACATGCCCACGTTCAACTAAATGAAAATGAGGTGATGTATTTCGCAATGTTGCTTCTAGCGTACTGCTACTATTACCATTGATTGCCATTTTCCAACTCTTGGAAATTTTGCGTTTTCTACCTTTACCAACAGGTGATGCGCTAACTAATTCCTTTTTCATTCGGTTAGCTTCTTTCCGCATAGCTTTTTCCGCCTCTAATGGATACTCTTTAATGTATGAGTCCAATCTCCCCATGAAAGTTTTTATATCCATTATTTCCCTCGTTTATAGATATGACACATCAATTCTAACTTCGTATGCTCTTCATATGGATCAATTACAGTTTTAACTTTATAGACTACATCCTTATATCTGATTAGCACACCATCAGTTATTCCACTTCTATATCTGATTGTAATCTTATGTAATTCGTCTACTTTTTCTTTATACATTTCTAGATATTGTCTGCCACGTAACGGTTCAATACGTGCCCAAATTCTGTTCGGAATTAGCTTTACTAATTTTTGCTTAGTAATTCCATTGCTTTCAATATCTTGATACGCCAGTACTTCAATTCGTTTCGTTAATCTTCCGATTCCGTCTATATTAAGCATTCTCTGTCACCTCTTTAGGATAATTTTTAGATAGTGCAATATGACGAATTATAGGAGCTAGCGTGAATGGTAAATCATGAACAAATGTTTTTGAGGAAGTTGCCTCACGATTTTCGTACCAATGAGCAACCATATATTGAACGGCTCTACGGTATAGTGGTTCGTCAATATATGGTTTCCCAGTCATTTGCTCAATATACGTGACAGCAGCAGAGATGGATTCATCGATAAACATATCATCTTCTGTAATATCTTCATCAATTCGTAAATAAAGTTTTACATCTTCTACCGTCAACATAAATTACACCTATGCTTTCTTCGCCAATTTAACCAAAGAATTGGTATCAACAGGCTTGCCATCACAAATCATTGTAGATTTACGAACAATATCATCTGTTTCGTTATCTTCATATGTTTTTACACCAATTTGATAGTTAGTATTTAATGCATAATCTTCAAATCGATAAATGAACGCTACAATATCACCTGTTGTAGCCGCATCAATGTTTTTAAGATAAGGCACAATCAATACGCCACGACCAAGAATAGAACGTTCTGGTTTGCCACCCATGCCATAGTTAACACGTGCAATTGGTTGACCATTCTTATCTGTCATGCCTTCAATATTCATGAATGTTTTCTTAGTCATTACCCATACAGAACCTTCTTCATATTCAACAGGTAACTCACCTTCTGCTTTTACAAGTGTGGCATAATCAAAATCTTTAACATCCAACTTCACGCCAGCAGTCGCATCCTTTAAAATACCTGTAGGCTGACCATTACCTGTACCGTTGATAATCGCATTCTCAATGGCTTTAACCATTGCTTTGGATACGTTATTAGAAATCATATTTTCAAATGCAGATAATGCCATAACAGATGTTTCTAAAGAAATAGATACTCGGCATTGTAGTTTGAAGTGGCCAAATTGGATATTACCAGTTGTTGCTTTTTGACGATCAGAACCTGTTCCTTCTGCAACCCATGTAGCCACAGGCATCACATTGCTTGTAGGAATTGCGAGACCAGATTTAAAGTTTGTATTGGTAACTAATGGCAATACCATGCCAACACTTTCCATTTTTTGAACAATCTTATTCAAAACTGTAGGTGGAATTACTGCCCCAATATCAGTAGTTAATGTGTTTTCATTTTGACGTAATTCAGCTGGAATTGGTGTATTGTTCATTACATATTGCATGAATGCATTACGATATTCTACAGAATCAAATACTTCTGCACCTTGTGCACGTTGTTCTGCTACAGGTACAGGCACTGTAGTAGCAGTAGGAACAGTATTCAAAATTGCTGTTCTACGTTCTAGTTCAGTTTCTTCTACTTCCAATGCACGCAACTCAGTTTCAATTTCATCAAGATTCAAGTTAACTTGTGTAGTGTCTTCCAACATTGCACGCAATTCTGCTCTACGTTGTCTAATTTGTTCCAAACGATTCATATTATCTCTCCTTTTAGGTAATAAAAAAACACGCTTACTGCGTGTCTAATACTTTTTATGTCATGGCCAATAATGTTAGCCGTTTTCTTTTTTCGATATCTTCATATCTCTCATAGTCCCCATTTGCCCTAGCACTAACCGATGTGCCTTTATATGCAGGGTTATCTACAATAGATACGTCATATACCGCTTTTACTGATTTAATTTTTCGTGTATATACTTTATTTTCTCGGTCAATCTCTTCTTCTTCACCATTAACAATAAAGGCAAATGACATTTTATTTAGGTCACCACGTTTAATTAAAGAATACACATCATTTCCAATCGAAGTGTCTGCTACATTCCCTGTCAATTTCAAACCTTTCTCATCAACAGTTAATTGCAATGTTCCACTAGCGGTTCTAGCAAATAGCATGCCGCCATGATTGTAATTCAATACGCATTGACTAAAATCAGTATTATCAAATGCGCCTGGTAAAATCACTTCACGATATTCATACCCAGTATAATCAGATTTCCAAATTAGTGTTTCTTCATTGAAAACTGCAGCATATCCTTCTACTGTTCGTGTTTGAATATCATCAGTATCATTCTGTATCGCTTGCACCGTCATCATTCGGTGTTCCATTTTCCGGTTCTTCCTCATCTGTATCACCTCCTTTCGATGCATTAATTTGATACTTGGATAAATCCTCATATTTTGCGAAGTTAAGGCTTACTAGGCGTTCATCACCACCTTCAACCCCTTCATAACCAAATATTTCACGGATTTCATTTACAGTAATCGCCCCTGTAGGTAATAGTGCTTGACTTACCTTAATTCTACTAGCTACAGACATGTAAGATAATCGATTACTTTCCAGTATGATTTCATTCCCATGTCCTTTTTCACGGCTAGTAAAAAGTTTCTCTGTGAACTCCTGTGTTAGCTTAATAGCAATAGGCTCTAGTACAGATTCATAGAATGCTATGTATTCATCTTCTGTGTAATCCCCACTTACAATTTTTTCGTTAAGCCCAAAGTGCTTATACACCATATCTCTAGCAAAGTCCATTTGTCCTTTGTTGAATGTACTTATGGTAGTTGTAAGTTGTTGAAATGTAGCCTTGTTATCTAGCGTTGCAATACCACTGCCATTTGCATTTGATACATATCTTTCCGTAAATTGTTTCCACAATGCTTGTTGGTCATCTTCACGAACTGTTCCTTCAAAATTGATAATCCCACGTAGTGAATTGCCATTTTTAACAGAATTAATAATTGCTGCTTTTACGGCATGTAATAAATCAAGGTCTTCTTTCAATGCCTTTGAGTTATCCTCGCCAAATAATTGATGGGTGTTAAAATGCCTTTTAATGTGAATCACCGCATCATATAGTACAGTCATGCTTTTACCGTTAATAAACTGGAACTTCACATATAAATTATTTGCAGTGTCTACCTTAATTTCAACGCTGCCAAAATCTAATGGATACAACCCAGTAATTACACCATTTATATCACGCTGAATATAAATGAAAGCATTGTTGTAGTTAAAGTACTGTGCAACAACCTTTTCAAGAAATTCACTAGCCGTCATAAATGGGTTTGGTCTTGTACCTAATATATGATTGATAGACTGTAACCCTGCCACCATTCCATCACTTGTTCGTCTAACATGTTTTAATTTCATTTTTCCAAGATGTCTAGCAATCGTATCAGTACAATCTCTGAAGGTTGTATCTGTATATGGCACCCCACTAAAAGGTGTGAATACATTTGTATATCCATCTAAAAATTCTGCACCAGTTAAATTAGCTTTATCGGTATTTCCAAATCCAAATATTTTATTAAAGATATTTCGATAGTTCATCATTTCACCTCCTTTCCTAAATAACATTGTGGTAATCTTCTTGATTTCGTTCATACTCAACGTATGCATCTAACATTGATGCGAATCCATCAATTCTCTTCTTTGCATGAATAGATTTAGTTGGCTGGATATTGCCATTACGATCTACATCTATTTCCACGTTAGCCATACACCATTTCAATATAGGATTGTTATCATAATTTATTAATTTTGCTTCTAATTCTGCGCCTAGTGCTTTCATTGGGCCACTCAGAGTTTTCTTGCCTTGAATGACTGGGTTCATTACAGAGCGCCCAAACTCTGACTTCATATCTTCTACAAAATATGCTGCACTCCATCCGTCATACCCACATTTATATAAATAGATATCATCTTCCTCTTGTCTTTCTTTGAACCATTCAACAATCAGCCGATAATCTATTCGGTTGCCTGGTGATTTTCGTATGAAGCCCCTCTTGTACCATACATCATATGGCACCTTATCTTCTTGTACTCGTTTATCAAACAAATCTTCTGGAATCCAGTACATTTGCTTAACGTATTTCACAGGATCATTAGGCACCATAAATAATAATGTTGCACAAGTAAGGTCTGTTGTTGCTGATAAATCTATTCCACCAATCCCATATCGTGGCTTTAACGCTGCTATATCAAAAGTAGCCGTATTGTTAAGTTGTTCAAATGTCAAGAATGCTTCCGATGAAGTTTCACGAATATTAAAGTCTTTTGTTAAAAGGTTGGTAACATGGATAGGATTATTTTGTGCAGATTTAACTTTTTCAGCTAATTGACTAACACTCTTAATCGTTCCCAAACCCGGATTAGCTTTTGCCCAGCAATTAGGATCAGTCCATTCCTTGCGACTATCCAACTCATAAATTATTGGTAAGATGCGTTCGTTTTTATAGCCTTGTTCATCATCATACCCATCTACAATCTGACAAGCCTCATCATATTTAATATCGTAAATACTTTCACGAACTGTACCAGCTGTACTTGTAATAATAGTTAGTGGTTGTTCACGTGCGCTCATACCATCAACGATAACATCATATAAATTCTTATCTTTGATAGCATGTAATTCATCAATTAAGGCCCCATGAACATTTAATCCGTCAAGATTATTTGAGTCTGATGCAAGCGGTACAAACTTCCCCTCATTCACATCACACAAAATTCTATTTACACGAATATGACAAACTTTATTTAGCGACTTACTTTTTTTAATCATTTTGGCCGCTTCATCCCATATAATTTTTGCTTGGTCTCTCTTTGTTGCAGCACTATATATTTCAGCGCCCATTTCACCATCTGCAATCAATAAAAAAAGGCCTATTGCGGCCGCTAGAGTGGACTTACCGTTTTTACGTGCCACAATAAGAATTAGTTCCTGGTATTCTCTTACTTTGGTATCTTTATCTACGAATCCAAAGAGAGCTGCAATTAAAGCTTTTTGCCATAATTCAAGCTTTACAGGCTTTCCAGCCCATTTACCTTTAGAGTGTTTACAGAACAGTTCAATGAAATCAATTGCAACTTCTGCTCTGTCTTTGTCATAAATATATTGCTCTGGAGTCTCCAGCTTATCGACTAAATGTTTATAGACCCTACGCACACGATCAGATACAACTATGTCCCCATCAACTATTTGGTTATAGTATTCTCTGATTGGATTCATCGTTTTACACGGTCCATTAAGAATTTCTTAAATTCTTCATCATCATCTTCATTTTTAGACTGTGGCAATTCGCCAAGTAGAACTTTTATGATTGAAATATAGTTCTTCATGAGCGTGTTGTAAGCCTTCGATTCAGTCGATTCTTTTTTACCAAATTGATTATTTCCGTTGCAATATTCTTCTACAAAACCTACTTTTTCTAATTCAATTTGTAGGTCATCTAATTGCATTTCCATATGAACAGCTTGTTCGATTGATTTCTTAATTAACTTTTTCTTTTCTTGTGAAAGTTCTTTAAAAATCCTGTTATATTCTGAAATCCTCTTCTTTTTTAACTTTTCTTTTTCTTCATTTGCCATCTCCCATCACTCCTTTGTCAACTACACCCCTCACATGTGCGACCTGTGTGTTACACGAAACTCCAGCACCGGTGTAGAAAAAAATATTTTCACCATAAAATTATGGGGGGGAGTCAATTATTATCATGTTCATTATCATTTACAGCTACTAAATCACCTAACTCGTTGAATATCATCCCACGTGTCGGTCTAACTAATAGGCTTGCACCGCTCGTCAATCCATTAGGTGTAGTCATAGCATCTAGCTCTGCATGTATTGCATTATGACATTCAATACATAAGAACATAAGATTATCCCAACCATATGCAACCGCATCATTGTTAATGTTGTTTGGGGTTAGTGGCTTTTTATGATGTACTACCCAACGTTGTCTAGTCCCATCTGCCTTATTGATACTTTTTAATCCATGGCATCTTTCACATATATAGAGCTTTGATTCTGCATATGCCTTTGCACATCTTCTCCACCTATATGAATTATAGAAATTTTTAGAATACTCTTTTGCCATTTTTTAAAATATCCCCTTTTTTTCTAGGCCACTACATTTTATACATCATATCCCATTGATCTACGATTAATTGCATATGCTTCATCATATGTAATGCCTTCACGCTCTGCTACTTTATTTAAGCAATCATCTTTAGTTGGATATTGTCCACTATGTGTATTGATATGGCATTGTGTACAGAGTTGTATTAAGTTTTCCTTAATATCTCCACCGCCACTACCACGTGTATTAATATGATGTGGTTCTATATTCGTTCTTTGTCCGCATATTTCACAATATGGCTTGCGAACTTCTTGTATCGTTTTCTTGGATGTAATTCTTTTATGCTTCATCAATTCCCTCATATAAACTAAAAAGGACCGCATCATACTGTGTTGTGCGACCTGTGTATGATGTAGTCCTTAATAGTGTGTAGTTTTTCTAGGAGGCTTGTTGAAAGTGTTCTCTTCATCCATGCCCACATACAGTATCTCATATATTGAGTGTCAAATAATAGCAACCTTTTTGTAAATTTCCTCAAAATTTTTAATTGCTCTTTTATGTAAGTTATGAACATTCTGCCTTGAACAATCTATTAGTTCTGCAACCTTTTCCCATGTACATCCATTAATGTACCTATCTACTAAAACAATCCTTTGCTTAGTACTACAAATTTGATTGATCATAAATCTGGCTCGCTCTCTCTCCTGTAAGTAAACACTCCATTCTTTCATAATCTCTTCTGTAACCGCATCAAGATTTGCAACTTTATCCGCAATAGTAATTGGTTGCCCTCCACTTACTTTATCCTTACTATAATCAATGGCTTGTAGACTCATGATATCTTGTCTTATTTTAAATATTTCTCTCTCCTTACACCTTATATTCAAATCAGTATCACGTATCTGATTTAAATATTCCCTTCCAGTCATCGGCTATTATCTCCCTGTTCCTTTAATTTATCAGTCCATTCTTTCCATGTATATATCGGCATCCCTTTAGCTATTGCAAATGACCATTCCCCAATACATCCTTTAGATGTTTCCCATTCACCACATAATACTAATGCATCACATTTATTTAACATGTCTAAACATATTTTTAATCCTTTTGAATACTGTGTATCAAAGTACAGCATGCTGAAATTATGAAGAGGTGATAGATATGTGTTGTTTTTATCTAGCATTACTAAGTTTTCCATAATTGTATCAATGGAATACTTATTAGCTTTATCTCCACCAAATGGATGCGCTACATAAATTAATTGGTTTTTAATCATTCTCTTTCCCTTCTTTTACTAGATCATTGATGTGAAATGTCTCACCCTCAACCGCATCATTTTCCAATTCTTCTTCCCATAATTTCCCCTGCGCTCTTGCACCTCTTACAAATAATTCTATTTCTTCTGCTAATGGAATAAGCTTTTCTGGTGCTTCATCTATTACACTTAGCCATGATGTGCTAATTGTACATTCATCTCCATACTTATTTGTGATTATAAGCACATACTTTGCTTCCGTAATAACCTTTGGCATTTCCTTATGCCATTTAAAACTAATAGATTTAATTTTTAGCCACTCTTCTTCAAATAGTTTGAATACTTTAAATGTTTCAATCACCAATGCTCTTGCTTTCACATATGCTTCTAATATCTCTGGCCTAAAATCGTCCTCTGTACTTAATTGATATGTTTCAGTAATACCAGCATTATTTGCTTTCTCATACTTTACTTTCTTTTTATCCCCAAACCCAATGCTTAGTATCCTCATTTTTGTTTTCCTTTCCTACCTCTTGCTCTTCGAAGTTCAAATCTTTGTTTTTCTTCACATTCCCAATCACCGCATATTACCTTACGTGTATCATTTGTATGGAACTTCTTTCCGCACTGTATACAGTATCTTGTGTATTTAAATGCTTTCTCTAATCGTTCAAGGCGCTCTAGCTCTATTTGTTCCTTTGTCCTTCTAGGCTCTACTGGTTTTCCTTCTCTACAATCTGGACACTATGTGCTATGACTATCTGGTGTAAATAACCTATCACATCTATGACATTTTCTTTGCATGTTTGCTCCTTAATCTCTTACAGTGCAGCTATATCCTTTTAGCTTTCTCATTCTGTGTCTAATGGTTCTTACATTATCTCTAATGTATTTACACGCATCATTCTGTATGTTCTTTTGCTCGTTGTATTTATCTAACTGCACTCTCCATTGAATGTAGCTTTCACATTTACTGTGGCACCCTACTTCTCTAAATTGGCACTCCCTGCATGGTGGTTTCATAATAACTCCTTGCCCATTGATTAAATACTTTGTTCCCCTTTAATGTATCTCTTCGTATTCTTGCTTTTATCAATGCATCAGATGATACAAATACATAACCCCAATGTGGGATGAACACTTTTCTAACTTCCTTTGACCGTCATTTTACAATATGATCATGTGCTTTCATTAGGTTTCTAAATCTATCATTCATGCTCATATCCCTCTAATCTATTGCCTATTACTTTTACTTTCCCATTATTCAATACAAATGCTAAGTCAAAATCTAATACCGCATCATGTTGTGTTGTGTCCTTCTGGTTAATTGCCTTACATCTCCATTGGTATTTATCCACGCTGTAATATACTTCCCCTACCATTGGTTTATCTTGTATTGATTTACAATCAAACTCTATATGGTCCTTTTCGTATATTCTTTGCCCTGTATTGTCTTTTGCTTCGCTTCCTCTACATAGTGTTCCGTCCTCAATAGGTACCCATGCATATGTATCATTTTCTACTGATAGTAATCTTATTTGTGAGTAGCTTTGCTTTATTTCATCACTGCTTACCCATTCTGACCTGTTTAAGTTCTTTCTTAGGCCTTTATATACTAATGGCTTCATGCTACCTCCTCACATATGGCATTAATCCCACGTTTCTTTAGGAGTTCATGTATCATCAGTCTACCTTTTTGTGTCCATCGTGTTGATACTTTGCACTCTAATCTCCCATCAGTAGTCATATATGTATGTGTCTTAGTCTTTGTGTACCCCTTATGCATTAGATCACTGTACAGAATCCATTGACCATTTACGCTACGTTGAATGTGTGCTTCATGGAGTATCTTGTTTAATGCAATCGCACTTAATCCATAGTCATAGGCAATCTGTGTTACAGTCATTGCATTTTGTGAGCTTAAAATTTTATCTACGTAGTCAACCTTTGGCTCATATTCCGCTATTTGTTGTTTCTGTTGCTCAATGATAGCCTTTGATTGGTTATGTGCTTCTACTTCGTCTGCGTATAATCTCAATGCTTCTGGTAGTGTCTTTGGGATATGTGGATCATAGCTCCCTGTTTTTCTAATTTGTGGAAGCACTTCACTAGTTACCCAGCGTTTAAATTTCTTCGCACTTGGCATCTTTGATTTCAATATCAAGGAATATAACCCAGACTCATTGATTAAATATGTTTCCCTCTTTTGGCCTGTGTCGGCAATTTGCCAACGCAGCTTATCTTCTTCATCAATATGTTTTCTGATTGCATCTGCAGTATCTTTATATCCAAGTGCAGTTGCTACGCTCTTGGCCACAAAGTACACTTCATTTTCAATAATGATAGTTCTTAGTTCCCCAAACTCATTACTGTTAAATAGTGTTGTTACATGGTTCATAACTTCGCCCCCTAGTTTTAGGTAAGGGCGGATATACCGCCCACCTATTTTATTTGTTTACCGCATCAAGTCTTGCTGTTAATTCTGCAATTTGTGCTTTCATAGCTTCAATTTCTCCGTCACGTTTCGCTTGTGGTTCATATTCACTATGTTTACCAAATTTGAAAGATGCGCTTACGTTGTACATGTTTTCACTGCCAAATGTACCTGCAATGCCAAGTAATACTTTTTCATTTGGTCTGTAGTATGCACCTAATGCCACTGCATTGGCATTTTTATAGTGACCATATGCTACAGATGTGCTAAATTTATCATCTTTGTTAAATTCCATTGGATGTAGTCCAGCTAATGCAGCTGCACTTGCACCCACTTTATTAATCCGTCCGTCCAATTGCTTAATGTCTGCTTTTAAATTTGTTAATGTGTTGCTTGCTTGATGTTCTAGCTTATCAATGCGTTCTTCATGATTTTTCAATACACGATCATTAGCCTTGATAGCATTTTTATTATTTGCAATGTCCGCATCATGTTGTGCAATACGTTGTGTGTTATTTTTAATTGCATCCTTATGATTTGCTAGTGTGTTATGTACTGCAGTATTGAATTGTTGTTGTGCATCTAGTGCTTTATCAATATCTTCACCCATTGTATTAATGGCATCATATGCAGCATGTAGCTGTGAACCATTTACTGCATCAGTGGAAGATGCATCCACTCTTCCTGCTGCAATATTCTGTACTTGGCGAACATAGTTTTTTACTCCGCCAAAGCCTGCACGTTGTTTACTGCCTACGCTTACTACTGATGTTGCATCTGTACCTGCAAATACATATGTTGTATTGTTTACCATTGCTTGCAATTGATTAACTGCATTGTCTGTTACACTATTCGTTCCTAGTGCAACGCTATTTGGCTTATCCGCTACAATATTATTGCCAATGCCTACCGCATCAATTGATGTTACTACTGCATGAGTGCCTAGTGCCATTGCACCTTGGCCACCTACTTTACTATTCGCACCAATCACTGTTTGCTCTTGGCTATTATCTACGCTTGTATTGTTATAGCCAATGAATGTACTTTGACCAGCATTGATAGTGCCATTATTTGCCCCAATGATTACATTGTTATCACCTACTACATTATTGTTTCTTCCTAATACAATTGTGCTTGTACCGCTTACTGTTGTATTCACTCCAAGTGCGGCACTGTTATAGCCTGTTACTGTTGGTTGCGTTGTATTTGGCTCTGTAGGTCCTACAACTAGATCACTTGCATATGCACCATTAACTACTGCGCTTAATACCATTACTGCTAACATTACTT